AACTAGAGTTCTTAAATTAGAATAAATCAGACCAAAACATCGGCCGAAACACCCGTAACTTGGGGTACAGGGCGTGGGGCATCCATCATGGCTGCAAAAGGTGACAAAGTATACAACTGAAAATCAGGACCACCACCAATAAAGGTCAAATAATCAACAGAGGGTGAGACATTTTCAGGAGCCACTAACGGATTAACTACCCAACAAGTAATATAACCCATAGCGGATTTTTGATGCGGCTGAAAGCCAGTGGGCACATCAAGACGAGGATATGCAGCCTTATACGGAACATCAATAACAATGTCTCGAGATTCTTCAGACAGATCAAGAAAGACCCCTCCTTGATTTAAAGCCTCAGTCAGAGTCTGAGGTATCATGCCATATGCCTTGGTTTGAGTTTGAATAAAATTACCACCATCAACGGGTTTATAATCTCGTGACGAGTGATAGCTAACACTGAAAAACAAACGACCAGTATGGAAAGCGGAGGCAACCACCTTAAAACGATAACGCAGAGCACCCGACCAATAGAGAAAATGAGATGACACCAACGAAATAAGAGATGGTATATACGTTGACGAAGTATTAAACTGAGAGTCAAAAGGCAAAGGGGAAATGGGAATTTGGAAAAGCCATTCTCCTGGACCCAAAGAAGTGGTCCATTGATTGCCAGAACCCAACGCATTACAAGCGTCAGCAGCAAGTGTTAGTTTACGTGTCAAATAACACAAATCCATTTCATCTTCTTCAGTGCCAAAAAGTTCCGGACTAGCTACATACGTTTCATCAGCGCGCAACGCCATTCGAGTAGCATTGACAATACCAGTAGAATTCGGAAGAGGAGAAGTCAATTGTGGTACAATCGGCATGCCTGTCAACGTATTAGAAGGTTTGTCCATCATAGTGGTTTTCAAGTTGGCCGTGGTGTCAAATTTATCTCCATTTACCTCCATAGGAAGGGTGACATTAGCGGCTTTCTTAAACTTGTTTATTGTCGTAATAGTATTACCATGAGGAACGCCAGAAAATCGCGAACCACCAAAAGACCAAGAACGAGAAAATTGAACGACAGGCGAATCATACAAATCAAACCCCACAAAGGTAGTCGCTGTTGACAATGGCTCACCGCCGACAGTTCCTTCACGAGGTGGGAAACCATCAGTTATTAAGCCAAAAGCATTAAACTGCGGAACAGTGGTAACATTGTTGAAAGTCGTCAACTTACCGACAGTTGTGGGTTGCGAGCGAGGATTAAACGCCAAAGATCCCCCCATAGGAAACCCTCGAATAACCCCGAAGCGAAAATCATCACCAATGGAGGCAAAAACTGACGCATTAATACGATGGGACGAAGTGGGAGTTAGCGACGTGACATCGGTGTTAAACATACAAAACAAGACTATCACTCCTGGAGACATGTGCGGACCATACGTGGCATCCTGCGAACAATAAGAATTTTGACCACCTTTAGCAGAGCCAGGTACAATATTGTTATCATAAACATCATCGTATAAGTATGGACCATTGTTAGTGACAGCAACATAATTGTTTGGTGGATCAACAAGCGCAAGTGCCGTATTTGAATAGCGAGGCATTTGATAGGCATTATAACGCGAAACAAACGGAATATCTAAAGTAACTTGATTGTGTCCAACATCTGCCAACGCCACTGCAGCCCCAGAAGTTGCATTTGAGAAAAATTGCTTCCAAGTATTATGAGTGGTGCCAAATTGACCAATGTTCCTCCTGGGCAAAAAGTTCAATGCATCCAATAGAGGCTGCATTTCATAACCAGCTTGGTCAAAAAGCTGTTGTGTAGATGTGGCGTAACCAGTCCCTGGCAATATGAAAGCCTGAGCTCGAGTTTCGCTTACTTCACGAGATGCGGTAGCATAAGTGTTGGGATAAAATGCTCCAGGCAAAAACATAGCGCCATACATAAATTGGTCTGCACTATTTCCGCTTGCGGCATTATTAAAAGTGATAGTGTAACGCAGTGACCCACGCCCCAACGAATACATTGAAGCCCAGTACGATGCGGGATGTGTAGATGTTTGCGCATTAAAAATGCAACCAGCATCAAAATACCCCATAGAATAATGACGAGAGGTATCAACACCTACAGGTATGGATACGCCTTGCAAACTTCCTAACCATATTAAATCACCTGAACCAACAGCAGACGAACGCTTCAATACATCACGAATTGACTCGGGTGAATCATAAAAAGGATTGTGCACACATTTAGGATTTAAGCGATCAACGGCTGGAGCCTTTGTAGTCTCTGCAGATTTATCAACTTGCTCCGCATCGGCCGC